ACTGTTCTGGTAATAGGGTTATTGGTGGAGTACTCCATCTTCATTTCTTAAAAACTTAAAACAATGGAAGGAACAAAAAACAAGCTAAGTGTTATTCCTACTAACACTTTCAGGACATGTACGACAGAGTACAGTGAGACGTGGGTAGATGACAGTATTAATGGGGCGTATTATAATCTGGCCAGGAATGATTTTAATTACTTGATGCCGCATTGTTTGCTGATGGGGATGTATGGGAGCCAAGTCAGTAAATATGATTTGTTTGTATTGGCTGCGCATGCTAGATGGAGAATTGATATTATGATATTTGAGACAGATGAAGATATGAAGTGTTGGATGGAAGACTTTGGTAGTGAGAAGATTTTTCACTACGTATACGTTAATGAGTGATGTTGTGTAATACTCCCTGGGAAGCCGCCAAGCTCCCGGGGATTTTTTTATTTTGTAACCAAATAATCTAAATATATCATGAGCACAAAGCAAGTTTCAATTCACAGATCGGAGCCGGAAATCAAGAAGATAGAAATGATTGATGGAGGCCGGAAGGGCATAAAAGTAACGTATCACTGTTCACAGAGCAGAAATGGGGTGAAGTCAGGTATTGAGTTAACAGAGACTCAGCAGCGCCCTGTACAGAAGGAGCTGAAGGTTTTATTTTCAGAACTCGTAGAACATCTGTTAAAATGCACAAAAGTGTATTGGGCTAATGATACGGTGAAAGCTATGCTGATGGATGGGGTGAGTGTTAATGGTGTGGTGATAACGGCCAAGGATCAGTTTCTGCTTATGGGAAAGAAGAAAGCGCTGGATGGCTATACAGCTACAAATACTCCGCTTATCAAAGATGACAATTATGATGGATATAATGCGGTAAGCGATATTATCAAGAAAACAATTAATGAGGCAAGAGCTTTTCTGACTGGACAAAAAGGAGCGACTAGTAAGGAGACGGTGATTAATTATTTGATAAATGTGAAGGGGAACTTGAATGCGGAGTATGATTATGCAAGTATGAGCAAAGAGGAAATAGAAACGTTTTTGAAAGAAGCTAATGAAGAATATGGCTTAGAAACAGTAGAAGAAAACGGAGAAACAGTTATTGGATTCAAAGACGTAACTGTTGAAATTGAAGAAAAAGAAGAGACCTTGGAGGCTGAGGAGACACCGCTCTTCGAGCCGGACGATACTGATACATTAACGCTATTGGAAGAGACCAGTGGTGATGAAGATGAAGACAAACTTGGTCAATTTATGAAAGAACCAACAGCAACCAAGAAAAAAACAAAAGCATGATCCAAAATAAAGTCTTTTTGAGACCAGAAGATCATAGGTACTTTGATTATGACGGCAATGAGTATGACAGCGTAAGCAAGGTGCTTAATTCAGTAGAGAAGAAGTTTGATGCAAAGAAAATGAGCAGACTGGTAGCCGGAAAAGGAAAGTATGCAGGATTAGCTGCTGATGAAATACAAGAGTTATGGAAACAAAATGGTAAAGAGCGTACTGGTCATGGCACGCGCATACATGATAGTTTGGAGCAATACTCAAAGACTGGGCAGATTGCCGAAAAGAATGAGGAGTTGTCTCCAATGATTCAAAGTATCTCTTCTGATTACCGGGAGTACTCTAAGGTGCATGATGAATGTATTTTGTATAATGACCATTATGGAGTAGCTGGTACTGCAGATAAGGTGCTTGAGATTGGCGGGAGCAAGTACATTGACATTGAAGATTACAAAACAAGTAAGGATAAAGGCATTGAATACTTCAGTAAATACAATAAGTACAAGCTGGAACCAATTACTCATTTGCCGGATTGTAACTTTATCAGGTACTCGCTGCAGCTTGCTATTTATGCTGTAATGTGTGAAGGATTAATGGGTGTCAAGATCAGAAGCTTGTGGATAAGATATATCCCGGCTGATGATCCATTGAATCATAAACGGATACCAGTGCCTTACATGAGAACAGATGCTTTAGCAGTATTGAATCACTATGTAAGTAAACCAATAATTATTAACCAACAAGAAGAACCAATATTTTAAAATCATGGAACTAACACCACCAGTAGTAAACTTAAATCAAGATGAGAAACTAGTAATTACATCTATTGTAAGATTCTCATTATGGCAGTTATTCAGGATGATTTATTTCAGGAACTTTGTAATAAAGCATACTGTTGTTTGCCAGGGAAAAGTACCGCCACATACTTCCAGCTTTGAGGCAAAAGCATTTACCAATAAAGAAATCATACTAGAAAAACACAAACAATGAGTTATTATCAACATGTAGGTATTCAATGCGGGCATACAGTTATGCTTAAGATTGAAAAAATAAAAGGAATGATAACAGGTATATGTATTCGCTTTGACCGAATACAGTACGAGTTTTCATATTTTCACAATGGTGATATAAAAATCATATGGCTTTCAGAGAACGAATTTGATCAAATTGTTGAAAAAGAAACAGCAGTTGGATTTAACAGATCACTAGTAGGAGCCAGTATAAATTGTCAAGACAATGAATCACCTTTTTAGCATAGCAAAAAACAATAAAGTAATACTTCGTCCAGAGTGCGTAAAGCTCTGTACGGAGTTTTCTTTTTTGACTGAGAAAGAGATGCTATGCGTTATTTTAGCTTATGATTATTGGAGTATCTACCGGCAGTTTCCGGAAGATGAGCGTCAGCGCAGAGCCCGGGCGCATGTATTTGGTAACGAAAGCGAAAAGATCTTCTTACAGCCAAAAATACAGCGGGCTGTTGAAGCTTATAAGTCTTTGCAGTATGATCCACGCAGAGAGCAGATCGCATCATACGAGCGGAAGCTGACTATGCTGAATGCTATTATTGATACTGTTACTGAAGATGAGCTGAAAAAACTCAAAGATGTAATTACTACTTCGAAAGATATCAGGAAAGCCATTGAAGAAATTCAAGTGGAATTATATCATGAAGAAGAAAACAGCGTTACGGAAACTGATGAAAATATAAAATTATCTTTTCTGGAAAAACTACAGAACAATAAAAATCGTTACCTTGAAGTCACAACAAAAAAGCTTTCGCTAAAAATCTAAATGGAATTTGCAGTTATAAAATCAGGTATAATCAAGTCGAAAAAATATTGTCCAAATCCTGTTGTTAAATATGGAATACCATCATATGCTGATTCAATCACGAATCCAAAATGCAAAGGAACCCCAGCGTACAACCAGTGGTGGGAAGAACAGATATATTATATCGTTAACGGGTACAGCACTGGCGGCATACATCTGCCTGGACGGTACTATAAGTTCGTCAACTTTGACACAATCAGAGGACTGGCAGGAGCCAACATGCGTGCTGAGCTACATGACTTCCAGTTAGACTATGCGTATCTCATAGAGCAAGCCAAAACAGAGCACAAAAACATTATCATTCCTAAAGCTCGCAGAAAGACCTGCACGACTATGAACGTGTGTATGGTGATTGACTATGGATACCGGTTTCAATTGAACTACAAAGGTGCTATTGTAGCCGGCCAGGAGAAGTTTGCTACTATTTTCTATAACGAGTGGAAGTATCTCGATTCAAAGGTCCATGCAGAATTCAGAATAAAAAACATTGGTGGAAAAGAAGATACGGTTGCCGGATGGAAACAAAAATTAGAAACAGGAGAAAACATCGAAAGTGGAACAAGGAACACTATTTATCAAAGAACTGTTTATCATGACTCAGGGGTACTGAAAGGCCTTACGCTGGATGATATCGTTTTGGAAGAATCAGGAGAAAACGAATTGCTGCAGGAAACTTATTATGATTCCCGGGACTGTTTGATGTTGGGTTCTGAGCAGTATGGGACGTTTCATATTTATGGTACTGGTGGAGATATGAACAAAGGAAGCAAAGGCTTCAGAGATATCTGGTACAATGCAGATAAGTTTAATTGCCTGAAGTTATTTATACCAGCTACCGTTTTTTTCTTTCCGTATTATGCAGGAGCTGTAGATCCCAAGACAGGAAAAAATAAAGAAGAAATTCCTAATCTGCAGCACTTGCAGCCACATCAGCGCGTGGGATGGAGTGATGAAGTAAGAGCGCTTATAGAAATAGAACGCTTAAAGAAGTTTTACCTGGATAGTGCTGATCTTGATTTATATTTCAAACACTGTCAGAATAATCCTACTGATGTAAAAGAAGTATTCAGAAAGAGTTCCGGGAACAACTTCGATATTATGAAGCTCAATGATCAAGGTCACAGGATCATGAGCGAAGAACCAAAATATCGTAAGTATAAACTAGTAGAAAAAGAAGATCAGCCAGGAGAAGTATTTGCGGAATTAGCAAACGATACAACTCCGGAAAGAGAATGTGTATTGATACTGGACAATGGGCATCCAGTGCCTGAATACAGATACTTAGACGTAGCCGGTATTGACTCATACGATCAGGATCAGTCCAAGAACTCAAAGTCGTTGGGTGCTATGGTAGTATTCAGAAGATTGCACAATATAGGCAATACTCCACAATGGTGCCCGGTAGCAATTATCAGAAACAGGCCGCCAAGAAAAGAAGATTTTTATGAAATGTGTCGGAAGCTGGCTATTTACTACAACATGATTGATGGAGTGCTTGTAGACGTTGCAAATGGTGTTATTATTCAGTACTTCAAAGAAATGAATTGCCAGCGCTATCTGTCAAAAGCACCCAAGAAATTTGAATCTCCCAATAGCGAAGCAATGAATGAATACGGGATGCGCCTTACAGGATTCAGTAAGCCCAGGATGATCTCTGCTTTACAGAGTTTCTTTTTTTCTCATGTAGAAAAGATTTGGTTTATCAAAATAATTGAAGAGGCACTTGATTATGATGAAGTAGAAGTAGATTCAGATAATGACATCATAGATGCATTGGGACTTGCACTTATGAAAGCAATGGATATGAATCAAATTGTTATCAGTGAAAAAGATTTATATGCAAGTAATCCGTATCAATATCCGGAATGGGGAATTAACAGGTCAGGAAATATTGTTGACAAGACATTGTTAAAAGAAATGAACGAAAAAGAACCATTAGGAAAATATGAAGATTATTTTTCTCGTATTGCAAGGATAGAAAAAAATGAACCGGATGAGGACTCAGCAAGCAGTGATATTTATTCGCTTTAATAATTTCTTACATTTGTATTAAATATTCCTTACCATCATGAGTAATCCAGTTTGGCCCAGGCAAGATATTCCAGAAACCAAAAAAAATAAAAAATGGTTTAAAGAGCATCTTGACTATGCTGAAATGCTGTTAAAAAACAGTGATCAATTAAATACAAAAATGGCTCGATTGTATGATAGCTACAATGGTAAATCAGAAGCAGAAAGCATAAGATACTTGGTGTCTACTTACGGAAAAGCAAATCGCAGTAAATATATTCCCTACCGGCTTTCTAAAACAAAACTCGATATTCTTATTGGAGAATTTTTAAAGACTCCTCTTAATGCTACAGTAAAAACTATTAATTCTGAGGCAATAAATGCCAAGATGAGCAAGTATGAATTGATGCTTGGCGCTATGAATGCCAAAGCAGAAATTGAGAAATTGCGTTCAGTTGGTGTAGATGTGCTGGAAGGAATGCCTATCCCGGATAAGAACGATCCATCAGCTTTTAGTAAGCTTTCATTCAAAGACAAGAATGAAGCAGTAATGCAGATCATGCTGAAAGAGTTTGTAAAAGAACTAGGACTGCATGGGAAGCTTAGCAATAATGTACAAGATTGTACTATTACTTCACGTTGCTATGGGAAAACTTCTATTAATAAACTTACAGGTGATATGGATTATCAGCCCATTGATCCACGTAACAGAATTTGCATGGAGTTTGAGCGTGATCCATTCATGGAAAGAAGCCCACTTATGGGTGCAGTAGATCGAGTGCCTATTGATAAAATATTGACTACCTACAAACTTACTAATGATCAAAGAAAAGAACTTGATACTATCCGGCAGAATCCGCAAAATTATATATCTGATTCACAGTACAGAAACCGGTATTCTTATAGAAACGGAAATTTCTGTGCTGATGTAATTCATATGGAATGGAGATCAGTTCGCCCTAAGTATACCAAAATTACTCCAAAGACAGAGAACCAAATGAACTTTGGAGATTCTACTGAAACATATAGTACTACTATGCAGCCAAGGGAGTATGAAGATAACCAGGAAAAATATGATACAATGGTTGCTGGAAAGAAAATGGATATCATTACTGAGTGGGAAGAAGACATGTATGAAGCTACAAGAATCGGTCATGCTATTGATGTAGATTGCGGCAGGAAGTCTTTTATCATGAAGGATGAAGATACAGGCAAGATACTTGGATTCTCGTACACAGGTCTTATATTCAATCAAGTTGACGGAGAAACTATTTCGCTAAAAGAAGTATGCGAGAATTTTGATAATGTGTTTGATGTTACTATGTACCAATTGCTAAAAGAAATCAATAAGGCAAAAGGTAAAGTTATTGTGTATGACCGGGCTGGACTGCCTAAAAAGACTACCGTAAAGAACGTATTGTACAATGCTCTCAATGATAGTTTCATTGATTATGATTCATCTGCTGCAGGAAACATGTCCGGTAAGGATCTAACTATAAATAATATTTTCAAAGAAATTGATCTTGGTGTTTCTAATTCATTTCAGTATTTACTGCAAATGAAAAACGAAGTAGTGAATATGCTGGATATGATTACTGGTATTCATGGAGCCAGAGAAGGTAAAATTGCTGCTTCTGCTACTGTAGCTAATTCTCAGCAATCAGATGAAGCTTCAAGGACTATTACGGAGCCAATGTTTTATTACTTGACTAAGTATGCAGAAAAAGTAATGATGAATATTCTTGAAACAGGAAAACTTGTATGGGGTATATATCAGCCGAATAAAGCAAGGATGATACTTGGAGATGAAAAGTATCAGTTCTTACAAGTTACTCAGGATATTGCATTTGCATGTTATTCTCCAGAACTTGTTAATCCACGCTGGGAACAGCAGATAAGAGAGCGCATGCGTAAGTATGCCGAGTTTTCTCTTAATGCAAAAGAGCTCAGAATACAAGACGCTTTGGATTTTGAACTAGCAGAAACACTTGCAGATGCAAAAGCCGGGTTACGTAAAGCATGGAAAGAAATCAGTGATGATCGCGCTAAAGTTGCTCAGCAACAAATGATGGTTGATTCAGAAAATGCCGAGAAAGCACAACAGACTCAGATAGAGCTTATGCGTGAAGATCGGGAAGACAAGCAGCAAGCTGAGATTGATAAGATAGTGGCAAAAGCCAAAGCTGATATTACTGTTTTAGTAGCTAAACAAAAGGGCGAATTGCTACTTGCTAACAACGAGATGGATAATAATGTTGAAAATTCAATATAAAATTATGTATTGAGTGATTATTTTAAATACATTTGTATAAATATCCAACAAAATGAGTGAAACAGCAACAGAAAAAAAAGCTTCCTTAGAAGGATTAGCAAATCTTAGTTCTGAAGATTTCATGAACAGTATATTTCTTGATGAAGGATCTGCTAAAAAAGAAGAATCTGCTAAAGCAGTAGAACCTGTAGCTGAAAAGAAAGAAGATGAGAAAAAAGAAATCCCAATCGTTTCTGATACGAAAGATATCCAAGATGGAAAGACTACTCCAGCAAACGAACCTGCCGACAAGAAAGAAGATGCAGAAAAATACAAAGGAAAAACTCCTGAAGAAATAGTTGTTTTAAAAGCTACCGAAACAGAAGAGAAACCTTTTGTACCAGAATTCAAAATTGAAGGAGAAGTAAGCACAGAAGCTGAAAAAGACGGCTGGATTGAACTTGCAAAAGAAATTGGCTTTGAACTTCCAGAAGACAAAGAAGAATTATTCAAAGAAAAACTTGATGAGCATTATAAAGGTAAGTACGAAGCTCAACTTGGTAAATATGCACCCGAAGCACAACAACTTATTGAATTTTTAAACAACGGTGGAACGCTGGAATCTTTCAGAGAACCACTTAAGCCGGTAAACGAACTCAAAGCTCTTTCTGATGTAGATCTTATCACAAAAGACCTTGAACTCAGAAAGTGGCCTGAAGATAAAATCGTGAAAGAGATAACACGTATGACAGAGAATGATGAAATTGAAACTTCAGCATTTAAGTTACGTGAATCTCTTGATAGGATAGAGCACGATATCAAAGAAAAAGTAATTTCTCAACAACTCAAATCGAACGAACGTCATACTAAATTCAAAGCAACGGAAGGTGATCAGCAATTGGCAGCCGTGAAAACTTCGCTTAACACAGTGAGCGAGTACATGGAAACGCCTATTTCTGATAAACATCGTAACTACATTGCAGAAAAGTTCAAAGCCGGCAAGTATGCCGACTTACTAAAGGACCCTAAAGCAATAGCCGATTATCTTCTGTATAACGAATTTGGCAAGACCGGTATTTCGAATATAAAGAACAACGCAGAGAATAAAGCCAAACTGAAGTACAAATCTGACCGGCACAATATCCCGCCAATACAAAATCCTGGTGGATCAGCTACGTCTGAATCCAAAACCAGCAAAGAGGCAGCGGGCAACTGGGGAGCACTTGAAGGTTTTAACGATGTTGTTTTTGGCCAAAAAAACAATTAACCTTTAATCTAAAAAAATTATGTCATATTATAATCCAGGTAAAATTCAGATCAAGCAAGGCACATGGGCTGAAACATGCACCGGTGAGTCAAACTTGACTGAAAACCAAATGAAAGCACCGGCAATCCGTGATTTCATCGAATATGTAAACCAACGTATGATCTCTACTCTCTTAGTATCAGGAGCAGTAACAAAGTACGGACTTGGTTATGTACCTACTAAGATCGGAAAAATTGACGATTCAAAACTAATTGGTAACAATGCTTACCAGTTTGATGTTTGGTCAAGAATTCAAAAAAACGTAACTATCAACTCACAAGTTGGAGGTACTGCAGCTGACGGAACATTTACTCTTTCTGTTGCAGACAACTACTGGTACCCAGGTATGAACGTATTGTTCAATGGCGCTGGCTTTCAAGCACGCGTTATGAGTGGGCCTGTAGGATCTACTGGTAATTATCAGTATGTTCTTCAATCACCTGATGGAAATTTGTTTGTTTGGGCAACACACGTTGCTGGACAAGGATCAGTAAAAACAGCTATGGGAGGTTATTCTTCTTATGGTGAAAAATCACTTCGTGGTTACGGTCGTTCACATTTCCCTGACAGCTTCCTTCAACACATGACTACACAGCGTAAGAGCACTTCTATTTCTGGAGGCGCCAACACTGATGTAACATGGTACGAATGGGCTGGACCTAAAGGTGATGTAAAGGGCTGGAGATATGAAGCAGAAATCCAAAATGATGCAGTTTTTATGAATGAAGATGAATTCCAGAAATGGGAAGGTATCTCTTCAATGAAGAGCACAACCGGAACACTGCTTACTGTATCACGTTTGATTGATTCTGAAACAGGTTTACAAATCATACAAGGTGATGGCGTTATGCAACAAATTGGTGGTGGTAACGTAACTTCCGGAAGCGGAACAAACGGAGAAGCTACTATTGATGACGTTGCTGACATGATGAAAACAATCCGTAAAAAATCCAATATGATGAATGGTCTTATCCATTGCGTAGTAACTGGAGAAGACGGATTCAGCAACCTTCAACGTATCCTTCCTCAATTAGCTGGTAATCAGAATGTACAGTTAGTACAAAATGTTACTCAGACTTCTGAAGCTGGAGGAGCAAAAGTTGATGTTGGATTCAATTATCAAGCATTCAATATTGATGGTGACCAAATGGTTGCAATCAAGCATCCGATGTTTGACAATGACCAACTGTACACTGAGCGTGGATCTGATGGAAACTTGCTGAAATCTTCTGACTTGATATTCCTGACATCTTCTGTCGGTGGTAAAAAGAATATGGAGATTCTTGCAAAAGGAGCTCGTGGAGTTAACCGTTCTTTGATCACTAAGTACTTTGATGGTATGAGTGGTGAAAATAAAGGACAAGCAATTTCACAAGAAGATACTATCACTTACGCACAGTTAAAAGAAAACATGATAGTAGTGTATAACACTAATATCTGTGGAATCATTAATAAGTCTTAATGCGTTCTTTAACTTAGTAAAAGAAAAAAGGCGGGACTTCGTGTTCCCGCTTTTTTTATTATAACAACACGAAACAAAACAAGTAGCTATGTCTACAACAAACAGCGGAGAGAATGAAGGCGTGCAAACTCCCAAAAAAACTGCCAGCAAAACAAAAATAGGTAACGAACCTATTTACTTTGAGTACATTGATGGAAACAATTACAAGCACAAAGTTGCAAACATGAACAATCCGTTCATCTGCAAGCGTAAAGGAAGTGTTGAAATTGAATGCATCAAAAAAAGCAACACCAATCCACCCAGGTTTTCTATTTCTACAGTACATGACAAAGAGTTGGGATTAATCTTTGGAGTACCACTTGGAATTGATTCCAGAACAAAAGAGATTCGATGGGCTAGGTTTGTTGTTGAAGATTTCAAGCGTTATGATCTAAGCAAAAAGCAGGATGCGGTTGAATGGACTATTGTTAGCCGCGCTCCATGGCTGGCAGGATCTCCTTTTCAGAGAGGGAAGTCACACTTCAGGATGTATGATCGGGAAGCAATTGCTAAAGAAGTAATTGAAACCAGTACGCTACGTTCTAAAGCAGAAGAGTTGGCACGTAAGTCAATTCCGCTAGAAGATCTTTGTGATATGTACAGAAACTTCGGTAAGAACCCTGAAGGATTTTCGTATATCATGCTGCAAGCGGAGATGATTAAAATTGCTCAAAGAAGTCCGAAAGATTTCTTGAATATCTGGGAGAATACTAATCGTGCTGTACTTACAAGTTTCAATAGAGCAACTCAAATGGGTATTGTTGAATACAATGCTGTTAAAGGTGGTTACTTGTACAAGAATTTGCCTTTAGGCTTAACTGATCAAGCTGCAATAAAGTATTTATTAGAAAATAAAACTTTGCTTGCACAGATTGATCTTCAGTCGAAGGAGCTTGATACAGTAGCTATCAATATCAAAAAGCAAACAGATAATGAAAAAGAATTTTTTGGTACTCAAGATGCAACTGAGGACGTTGAGTTAGTAGAACTCAGGATGGCTGCAAAAGTATTAGGTATAAAAAATGTTCCCGGCTTTACAAAAGCAGAACTTCAAAAAGAAGTTGATGTTTTGTCGGAGAATGTGTAACTAAAAAATAAGTATTTTATAAAGAGGGATTCATTCCCTCTTTTTTTTTACCTTTGAGTTATGAATGCAATTCAAATGCTTTACCGGGTTGATGAATTAATTGATCGTACTCGTACTTCTAGGCATTCGGATATCAATTACATGAACTCTTTGAATGCTGCTACTACTCAAATAGTAAAAGATCGCGTAGCTGCTATAAGACTTCCAAGAAAGTATTCAGTACAATCGGCACAGCGCTTGCGTGATGAGTTATATACATTGGTTCCTGCACCAGTAACAGCAGCATTATCTTCAGGAAATGTACCCTACCCGGCAGACTATCAATATTTTTTACTCTTGTATCTTACTATCAATTCTGTTCAGCAGTATTGCAGGCCTACCAGTTACAACACAATAGGTGATTTAATAAATAATCCATTCAGGAAGCCCACTGTAGATAAACCTTACTACAATGAATTTGTTACCGGTATAAAAATACATTTTGGAGCAACGGGTACAGCAGGAAATTATGAGTTATGGTACTTGAAAAATCCTGCTACTATTACTATAGGAAAAGAAACACAAAAAATAGTTGCAGCAGGAACACTTACGAATGCTTTAGTGTACATGACGTATGAAGAAGCAGTATATGCTGGCACAACTTATTATGCGGGTGATCTTATTACCGGTACAGGAGCAACACTTACAAGCGGAATTGTTATTTTGAACTCATTGATTACAAGTTCTGATTTACCTGTTAATATGCATGAAGAAATCTGTAAAGCCACAGCAGATTTACTATCACTCAACGTAGAAGACTACCAGAAAAAGCAAACGCTTTCTGTTGAAGTTGAAAAAAGTTAGTGATTTTTCATCCATCTATCATTTATTTATTTATTTTTACACTGTAAGTAAAAAACAATTCACTAACTAAAACAAAAAAACAATGAGAACTCCAAGCAAATCGGCTCTCTTAAAAACATCGGCAGTTACCGATATTAAGAGAAGCGGTGGTGTGGTAAACATCACGGGTTTAGCGGATTTTAGGGACAAAGATGTCCTTTCAATGAAGCAAATTATTTATCGTGCAGAAGTGTCGCAAGTAATCGCAACAGGTGGTGGAAGCTACGCTCCTACTGGTGCTACAAAGTACACAATACAGCTTACTAACCCGGCTTATGGTCGCGAAGGAAGTGTACTGTCAACTGACAAAAAATACAGTTACCCAACTCCGGTTGATATTACTGAACTTGGTGCTACAGCAGCACTTCAGCGTGAAGCAATTCACGTTGCATTAGTAGCTAAAATAAATGCAGATGCAAGAAATTACGTAGCTGCTCTTACTTTAGGTACTGGTACAGGATTTAGCATTACTGATGATGCTGGATACTTTGGTGCAAGAAACGGTGGTTCTTATGGCCGTTCTGCTACTATTGTAAAAGCAATAAAAAATACAGACGGAACAGGGTGGGTAGATTCAATTGTTACTTCAACAACCACTGCAGCCGTTTACGGTTTTGGTGTAGGTTCAAGAATGGATGATGATGCTCCTGTAATTGCAGCTTATTTGGGTGCTGGTTTGATTTCAGGTGAAATCGATTCTCCAGTAGCAGCTGACGGAACATTTGCAATATCCGGGCAACAATATGATGCTTTTGGAATTCAATGTTTGAAACCATCTACTATTCCTACAATCAATTCGGTTATCGGTAATTGCATTTGGGAACAAGTAGTGTTTGTTGATAATGGAAAAGGAACAGCAACAACAAATGCTGCAGGATTTTTATTGTTTGAAAGAGCAGCACAGAAAATTATTTTTGATTGCTATGAAAATGATGTAAACTCTGTGATTGAATACTTTGATAAATCAATCATTGTACAAGGTCCAATAGGAGTATCTCCAGTAGGTACTACTGCAACAAACAACTCTATTGCAGTTTATAATGATTTTATTTCTCCTTATGGAGCATTAGAATTAAGAAACGTTGGAACACAAACAATTCTTGGCCCAACACGTGCTACTGGTGGATTGCTTACTGATCAGGACGTTGCTACTGGTGAAGGATCACATTATTCTCCTTCTTTAGTTGCAATAAACAGACAAGAGTTTGTTGTAGGAAAACAGTCTTTTTCTGTAATCATGAATCGTGCAGAAGGTATTATCACTGGAGACAATTTCCAAGTTGGTTTTCACGAAAAACTATACTTCACAGATTTCAATGACTATGTTACTTTAGCTTCAGTAGGAACTCTTTCTACTGCTGGTGAAATAACAACTCGTGGAATTCTTGCAAGTGCAGCAACAGTAATCACATCATCTGCTACAGTAATTGTAGCAGCTACTGTACATGAATTTAGAGTACATGTAGCAATAGATGGAACTGTTTCTTGCTATGTTGATAACGTGAAGTATCCAATTTATTCAGTTTCAACTACTGCGTTAGTGTTAGCAGCAGGAACAGTAGTTGTTCCATTCTTTCAAAGCACACAAATTACCGGAACAGCTGGAGCTGGACTTGTTTCTAAATTTGTAGCTATTGCTGATGCTTATTGGAAAATCTAATTCAAAATAAAGAACAAAACCTAAAAGGGGATAGGAAGAAATCCTTATCCCCTTTTTTAATACCAAAAAATCATGCCACTATTAAAATATTTATCGCACGCCACAAAAGAAGTTTGGCTTGCACCAAAAAGAATCATTCTTAGGAATGTAGGTCAGGGACAAAAAACAGGTGATGTAGTTACCTACGAACAAGTAATTCTTAAAACAGGAAATAATACTGTTACAGGAGCAAATTCCTGGAGTGGTGTTCAATCCTTTACTGGTGCTAATACGCATACTGGAGTAGAAACACATTCTGGAGCAGAGACCCATTCTGGAGCAGAGACCCATTCTGGAGCAGAGACCCATTCTGGTCTTGAGACAGGATTTAGACAAGATTTACAAATTTATCTAACAGAAGCATCTACTGCGGTTGCTGTAGCAGAATCGAATAAAATTTTTGTAGCAACAAAAGCATCTGCGACTCAAACGTTTACTCTTCCTATTGCAACAACAAAAGGACTTGTTTACACATTTATTGCTGGTAGCGCTGCTGGAGAAGTGCTTGTAACTCCAAATGCTGCTGACACAATGACGATTAAAGCTACTGTAGATCAAGGAGCAAGTGTTGTTACAGCTGCTGGAGCAGGAATTAAAAATACTGCAGCAACTAATGTTCTCGGAGATATGATAACTTTAATTTCTGATGGTGTAGGTACTTGGTATATGACCAAGCAGTCAGGAATTTGGGGTGCTCAATAATTTTAATTTTTAATTAAATAGAAAGAGGCTCGATACCTCTTTCTATTTCAATACCTCATATTTTGACCAGACAAGAGCTTATCTACGATGTTAAAACTATTCTCGAACCAGCTGGGATTACAGATGAATCCCGGTTGGACGAGGATTATATTGGTTTTAAGATTGATCAGAAACGAGCAAAAGAAATCAGAGATACTTTTAAGAGAAATCCTGTAATTGAACCTATATGGCTTCAAGATATAGGAATCTTTGATTTAGCTACAGTAAATAAAGCAGAAGATCGTAGCGTCAGTATTTGTAACTGCAAATTTTCTAAAGCAGTTATTCCACCGGTAGTTTCTATTACGGACAATATGAGTAATGCTCCTGATATTGGCACCTATAGTGTTCGATCATCTTGTGGTACTCATGAGTTTTACTACCAAAATATCAGCCGGCTTTCGTTAATGCATCCAGATTCAAAAATTGGAAACATGCGTTATTTTGCTAAAGTTGGTAATGCTATTTATCTTACTCCTGAAGTAATAAAGGCCCGGGCAATATTGATACTTGAGAAACCACTTGATGGATATGTACTTGATAATGCCTACCAGACTGTTATAGCAAACGGTACAACATACTATGTAGCTTCAGGTAACGTAACATACAATTCTGTTATTTATTACAAGGGAAGCACCTTTGTAGGCACTAGCACTACTTCTTTTACTGGTTCAGGTAAGGTGCAGTACAATAATCAAAAACGGGCAATGACGAATGAGGATAACTATCCAATGAGTCAAACAATGAGCGAAGTAGTTTTAATGAAAATATTTCAGCAAGATTACGGAATAGAAAGACAACAAGTAGCTGATTTAAAAAATGATGCAGATGACCAAACAAACGTCCTCAAGTCAGGAATCGCACAGTGATGTTATTCTTTATCCTGAATATGTGGTAAAGAAAGGATTAATGGAGACTGGTGATATTGATAAAGAAGCTGTTTTGAAAGTTCTCGATCTATATGGTAAATCAGTACAAAAAAAGTTACTTGAAAATAAAGGTTACTGTATAACAATGGAAAGATGGCCTTTGAAAATAGATAAAAAATTATTAATGCTTTCATTGAAATTCAGTACAAATAAAAGCTTTACAGAGCCAATACTTGAATTAATTCTAGATACAAGAGATGGAACAATTAACAAGCGACCAGTTACTGTTGAAGCAACAAAAGAACTTGAAA